ACCATCCACAGTGGCCCGAGTTCCGTGGCGTGGCCAAGCGACTCACCCTCGGCACCATCTACGGCGCTGGAGTGAAGACGCTCAAGGAGCAGATTCGCCTGTTCCTTGGGCTGGACTACACCCTCTCCGAGGTGAAGGCGCTCAAGGACCAGTATGACCAGACCTACCCGCAGTTCAAGCGCGGGATGCGCGAGGCGATGTGGCGCGCGGACGTGGGCCTCGGCGGATCGGGCTACCTGACCATCAAGGTCACGGGTCGGAGGCGCACGTTCGGTTACGGCGAGCGCACCCACAAGGCGTTCAACGCGGTGATTCAGGGCACAGTCGCCGAGCTGATGAAACTGTGGATGCTCTGGATCGAGGCTAACTACCCGGGCGTCATGCTGCTCCAGATTCACGACTCGGTGGTGCTCGAAGTGCCGCTCGGCGAGGAGCACATCATCGACAAGATCCAGGAGGTGGGCTGCGCCATCTTCCACGACCGGTTGATGGAGATCCAGTCCAACCCGCTCGACGTACCCTTCAAGATCGATCGGAAGCGGTGGTCCGATGCCGCGTAAGCGCTGGCCCGACCCGCTACCCGACTTCTGGCTCAGCATCGACCCGGGCGATAAACACGTGGGTTACGCGAGCTGGGACCGAGACGAGTGCACTGCCGCCGTCGAGATGACCCCCGACGAGTGCATCGACACGGTATGGGACCTAGCGGGGTTCGGCGTAATCGGGCTGCTGGTGGTGGAGCGCTTCACGCTGTATCCCTGGCTGGCCTCGAAGATGAGCCATTCCGAGCTGTTTACGCCGCAGATGATCGGCGCCCTGGCGCACATCGCGCGGCGACACAAGATCCCCTTCTACAAGCCACAGGCGTCGAAGCTCAATGACGTCTACACCACGCCGCTCAAGGACCGGCTGCACAAACACCTCGGCACCCCTGGCGATCACGCTAAGGACGCCGAAGCACATGGGCTCTTAATCGTGTACCAAGTCGAGCTACAACGGGAGGGCTACGCGTGAGTAAGCTCATGGTGGTCGTCGGTGGTCAGTACGGATCTGAGGCCAAGGGCGCGGTTACGGCGCGTCTAGCCCTGGGATGCGACGAGCCACTAGTCGTCAGAGTCGGTGGACCGAACGCGGGTCACACGGTGGTCGATTCGGCCACCACGGAGTGGAAGCTGCGGCATGTGCCGGTCGGCTTCGTGAATCCGCGCGCCACGCTGGCGTTAGCACCGGGTAGTGAAGTGAACGCGGAAGTCCTATTCGAGGAGATCAACGCCTTAGAGGAAGCGGGCTACGCGGTCGGTTGGCGAATGCACGTCGACCCGACGGCCACCCTCCTGGAGGCCCAGCACATTAAGGACGAGGCGGCTAGCACTCTCAACGACCGACTCGGCTCAACGGCCAAGGGTGTAGGTGCGGCTCGCGCGGACCGCATCTGGCGGACAGCGGAGTTGGCGGGCGCTCTGCACAACCCAGCACACGTACCCGACTTGATCGAGGACTGGAACACCGCCGGTCGTGACGTGATCATCGAGGGAACCCAGGGATTCGGGCTCGGCATGCACGCGGGCCTGTACCCCTATTGCACGTCCGGAGACTGCCGGGCGGTTGACTTCATGGCACAGGCCGGAGTCTCGCCTTGGCGCTGGCGACCCGAGGAGGTTGAGATCTGGATCGTCTTTAGAACAAGGCCGATCCGGGTCGCCGGCAATTCCGGACCCCTGCACGCGGAGACCAACTGGTCCACCCTGGGCCTGCCGGAGGAGTACACCACTGTGACCAAACGCGTCCGGCGCGTAGGTGAGTGGGACCCCGACCTGGCTTACCGGGCGATGTGCGCGAACGGCGCGCCCTCGCCGCAGATCCGCATCGCCATCACTATGCTAGACCAGCTGTTCCCAGAGGTGAAGGGCGCGACCCAGTGGTCGCTACTGAGCGAGCGCGCCCGACGCTGGATCGCTGACAAGTCGTTCGAGCTGGGGCAACCGATCAGTCTGATCGGCACCAGCCCGTACACACAGGTAGTAGGAGAGAGTGCATGAGCGAACTGGCTGCGTGGTGGGCCGGGGTATCGGCGGATGACGTCGAACCCGCTATCATCAAGGGCAAGGAGTACGGCTCGCTAGACCTGAAGATCATCGGGTCGACGATGCGGGAAATGATCGGGGTCGCGCCCGACGTCGTCTCGGACGAGGAAATCGGGATCGTCTTCTACCAGCTGGGCAAGATCGCCCGCGCGGTGAGCGCCATCGGGTCGGGCCGGAGGCCAAGCGACGACACCTGGCACGACATGACCGTCTACTCAATGATGGTCCGTCGCGTGCGGGACACGGGTGAATGGCCGTGAGCCGATACGAGCACCCCGTCATCGACCACGTCTGGTCCCTGCACGGCAAATACGCGGCTTGGCTGCGGGTCGAGTGGGCGGCTGCGACCGAGCTGGGCGATTCCGAAACCGCCACGCTGCTCAGCGATGAGCTGGACGGCCACGATATCAGCCAGATACTCAAGTACGAGACCATCACGCGTCACGACGTCGGAGCATTCGTACGCTGGATGCGCGAGGTGCGCGGCGCTCCGAAAGCACATTGGGGGCTGAGTAGCAGTGACCTCGTCGACGCGGGCCTGTGCCTCGCCGTGCAAACTGTCGCAGACGTGCTGGTGCGTGAGGCACGCAACGTGGTTACGGCATTGGAGCTCCTTGGGGCACGATTCGTTGACACCCCACGAGCGGCCCGAACGCACGGCGTATTCGCGGAACCGGACACCTTCGGACGACAGATTGGAGTATGGTCGGACCGCGTAGCGAAGGCGACACATGCCCTGGAGGCGACTACCGGTCCGGCGACCGAGATCATACTCGGTGGTCCCATCGGCGATGCCCGTGTCCATGATGCGACCCGACTCGGGGCGCTTCTCGGCTTACCGGCCGGGCGATGGCGCAAAGCCCAGGCCAACGACCGAAGCTGCCTCGTCCTCTGGACGCAATGCGTCGCGGGGTTGATGTCGGCTATCGAACACCTGGCCCTGCAGATCCGGCTGGGCGCCACCTATGGGGAGATGGCCGAGCACTTCGCGCCCGAGCAATGGGGCTCCACATCAATGCCGCACAAGCACAACCCGGTGCGGTCGGAGCGAGCATGTGGTCTGTCTCACGCGGTCCGGGCACAGGCGAACGCGCTAGCCGAGTCGACCACCTGGTTCGGCGAACATGACATCAGCCATTCGTGCGTGGAGCGGGTTTGCCTCCCGCTGGCGACCGGGCTTACCGGATATGCGCTCCGCGAGATGGCCGACGTGGTGACCCTGGTCGTCAATCCGGCGGCGATGGCCCAGCACGTCGAACACAACGGCACGTGGAGCCAGTGGCTCATTCAGCAACAGGCCAAGCCCGACGAGTGGGCCGACATCTACCGGAAGCTGCAGGGATGAGCAAGGTAGTCTACATCGCCGAGCCGCTCGACGCGGCTGCTAACCACATGCCGATTAGCTGGGTGGTCCCGGACGACTGGACCATCTTTCGGCCGGGTCAGGCGTTCAACGGGGTCCGGGGTGCGGATGGTGCCGTCCAGGTCGAGCGGGTGAATCGCGCGGTCCTGGCCACGGTGGACGGGGTCATGGCGTTCCTCCCGCACGGGGTGCCGACCATCGGGGTTCCAGCCGAGATCGAATGGGCCATCATCCACGAGATCCCCGTCGCCATCGTGACGAACAACCACGCGTCGATCGCGATTCGGGGGTTCGCCCTGCGGGGTGCGGTGGTCACGGAGTCGGTACGGGTGGCCCGCGACTCGTTGTGCAAGATGATGGCCGAGCAGCCCGAGCAGGGCGAGATCGGATTCGTGAGGAATGACGACAAAGCGATCCTCCCCTCGCGTGGTTACCCTGACGACGTGGGTCTGGATCTCTACGCGTCGGCTGATGTCCGGATTCCGGTTCACCAGTTCCGCGACGTCCCGTGCGGAATCGTGGCCAATCTCCGGCCTGGCACCTGGGGATTTATCACGGGCCGCAGTTCCACCCTCCGCCGACACAAGCTGTGGGTTTACAACGGAGTTGTTGACCCGTCGTTCCGAGGAGAGCTGTTTGTGGGCGTGTGGAATATGGGTGGGGCGACGTACGACGTCACGCGAGGAGAACGTTTGGGGCAACTGATCATCATGCCCGCTGTGACACCTGTCCCCGTGTGGGCATCGGCAATCTTTCCTGGTCAAAGCGACCGGGGGCAAGCGGGCTTCGGCAGTACGGGCGCCTAGTACCGGGCGCATCGCGAGCGCTTGACGGGGGTCCTCCCAGGATTACTGCGAATGGAGTAGCTGGGCTCCCCGGCGCACAGCGGAGCCCCCCACCCAAATCGGGTGGGGGGCCTCGTTGTCTCTCAGCTGCGACCGCGCCAGAGATCCAGCTCGCGGACGTTCCACCGCGCCATCTTCACGGTGGGGTTGTCGTCCGGGATGCCGAGCGCGTCCGCGATCGTGGCGACCATGCGGCACAGCGCCTCGGCCTCGCCCGTGGTCATCCGATCCCGGACCTGACTCGGCGACTTGGCCCTCGGCACGCTAGGCGTTGGGTTATCGAGGTACCTGATCGCGACCCAGCGCGGATTGTGCCCGTCCGGCGACGTGGCGATCTGCACCTCGTCGTCGGCGGCCGGGTTGATGGCCTTGACCCAGTGGGTTTGCCCCCGGTAGATCACCTGGGCGTTGATGTCTGGCAGCGTTTCCATTTCGTTCCCTCTCTAGTTGGTATTACCATTATATCACAGCGGAGCCCCCGGTGTCAACATGACCCGGGGGCCTCGCGTCACCAGCCGCTGTTGGCTGTCCAGAGGCCGCCGCCACTGACCTTGACCGTCTGGCCCTTGGCCACGGTCATGAACGTCGGGCCATGGGTGTAATCATTCTTGATGACCTGGCCGCCCTGGCTGATCTCATAGTAGTTGCCCATCGGCCCAGCCGCCGCACCGACCGTGTACTTGCCGGGCAGGATCTGCCCGTCACCCGTCCCCACCTCGTAGGTTCCGTCGCTGAACGCGACGTAGGGGTGGGTCGTGCCTGCCGGTTCGGGCGCAGGTGCCGGGGTCGGCTGCGGTGCGGGCTGTTGAGCGACGACCGGCGCGGGCTGGGCGGCGACGGTCTGGGTCGGGTGGGTGGACGCGCCACCTGCGCCGACTCCGATGATGAACGAGATGGCGGCCACAAACAGGACGCCGATGACGATTCCTAGGGTTTTCATTGCTGCACTCTTTCTGTGTAGGGTTGGGTCTTACTATCGTACCACATCCCCGCTCCCCGCCGCAAGGGCAGGGAGCGGGTCGAGCGATCAGGCGACGAACTTGGCGTCCTCGACCGCGATCTCCTTGGTCTCGCCGGACTTGGTGGCGTAGACCACCTTGGTGCCGAGGAGCAGGCCGTTGTAGGTCCAGCGGCCGACCTTGATCTGCACCGACTTGGCCGACTGCGCCATCGCGGCGTCGTCATCGGCGAACCGCGCCGAGAGCGTGCCCTTGACGTAGTAGAGGAACGGCACCAGCGCGGGGACCAGGATCTCGGTGGCCTGGCGAGCCGACATCTCCACGCCATCCAGCCGAACGGTGTAGTCGTTGCGGTGCGCGCGCTGGAGGTAGCTCTTGGCCTTGGCGTCGTGGCCAGGAGCCCAGATGCCGTAGGTGGTCGCGTTGCACGCGATCTCCAGGCGGATGCAGGAGCAGTAGTTCACGGTGCGGAGCTTGCGGGCCATTTTGGACTCCTCGGGCCTTTGGGGCTTGGGCTTTTCCCTCTCCCCTTATAAAAACAATTTTACCCTATTGGAGACCCAACCACAATTTCCCCGCTAGTGACGCTTACCACATACCTTTTGGGCATGCGCGCGCCCGGCCTGGCTAGGACCCGGCCTTGACGGAGTGGAAACCCGTATGGTAGGATTAACGGATGGGCGCTACCGAAGAGATCCACGAACGAGAGAAGCGCCTGGCCCTAGAGCTGTTCAAGCGTCTGATCACCCACCTGCGTGAGCATGAGAGCGCGGCTGCGGTGGTCGAACACCAATGGGACCAGGGCTTCTCACGCGGCATCGACTTCAAGGTCGGATCCGCGCCGCTCAGACTGGAGATTCACGTAGTGCCGTGATCTCATGGAGGCTCGTCCTCTCAACCGTGTTGCTCACGGCGGCCATATTGTTTGTCGGGGTGGTCGCCTGCCAGCCGAACGCGAAACCGCCACCGGTCCCGCCTAGCGCGACGCTCCCCACGGTGGCGCCATTTCCCACCCTGCCGCCCTATGCTGGGCAGTCGGTGGTGTTTGGTGACGGCAGCTACTCCGTCGGACCCGGCCCCGACCAGTTCCCACCAGGAGACTACCACACACCGGGCAAGGAAGGTTCCCCGGGCTGTTACATCGGTCGACATCTCGCCGGTCGTAAGATCGTCGACACCCCATTCTTCAAGGGACCAAGAGACTTCACCGTCAAGTTCACCGACCTGACCGTGGACCTCTTGGGGGGATGCGTCTGGATGAAACAGTAGCCTTCCGCTCGGCATACGTCTGCCGGTCTGCCACACCAGCCGAGCGCTGAACGTGTGGGAGACCGGCAGTGTCCGTCTGGAACTGGGTTCTAGTAGGCTTATTCCTCTGGGTCAGCGTAATACCGCTCGTGGCGGTGAAGATCAGCCAAGTGCTGCATCGCCGAGCGATGGAGCTGCCACAATTCTGTCGATGCGGCCACCTGTGCGAGGTGCATGAGCACTATCGCCCTGGCCACGAATGCAGCGTCCCGGGCTGCGACTGCACTAAGCTGGTGCCCCGTGGGTAGGCACACGCTAAAGCGCCCCAAGTGGGTCTTGCGAGTCGTCCTCTGGCTGTTCCTCGCCTTCATGGCCCTGCTCGTTGGGACCATCGCCGCCCTGGCTGGGGCCTCGGGCGGGATCGTCGGACTCACCCTGGTCGGGGTGTTCCTCGTCTCGATCATCGCCGTGATGTACTACGTCCTGAAGATTGAGATTAGCGAGAATCTCCTCGATGACGATGAGGACCGCCAACACCCCGCCGAAGAGTATTACAGCGACTATGACGTCCTTAACGGTCACGACGAGTCAGCCACACAACCGCTGTATAACACAGAATCCCTAGCCCACCGCCGATTGCTTCGGCAACAACGGCGGCGGCGACGACTGGATCTGACAGAATCGCCACTACCGACCGTTCCCGTTGCCCCAGTATCGGGACATCAGGGTGGTCAATACGCCCATGGCGCCTGACCCCACGGCGACTAAGGCCGTCTCGGTGTGCGCGTTGCTGGCCACGCCTGGGATGCAGATCAGGATGATGCACACCAGGACGATCGTGACCAGTCCGGCGACGTAGACGACCCGCACAGCCTCTATGGCAGGTTGTACACGTCGCAAGCCGGGATCGTACCGATGTTGTCCCGGACCCCCTCGATCGTTACCACTCGGGTCCCCGACGGGAGGGGGAACGGGATCTGCTTGTTGTTGTCCACCCGGCTCGGCTTCCCCGCCTGGCCGAAGATCCACTTCACACCGCCCTTACCGTCGAGGGCTGCGATGCTGACGTTGCATCCTCCCCACGCCGAGGAGAAGCAAGCCCAAGCGCTCGACGCGATATTGCTTCCGCCTCCCGCCTCGCAAGTCCGCTGGCCGTGGAATCGGTATTCGTAGGTGGGGGGCACTGCCTCGCCGTGGTGTTCGACATGCGGGTCTTCCGTTGCAGGGGAGCCGGGGTCGGTCATGACGTTGTCAAAGAAGATCAGCATTTCGTTTTCCTGTTCTCCGAGGATGTACTTCTTTTGGGGAGCGGCTCCGCCCGACTTGACCGCCGTGCGGAACGCATCCATCGGGAAGTTCGGATCGATCTTGCGCCCCGGTGGGTCGCAGACCTCCTTGTGTCCGGCCACGTGATCGATGGGGAGCCGGTAGTAGCTGGCCAGGCAGGCACACATTCGTGAGTAGGCGTCATACTGCTGCTTCGGCCACGGATCTACGCCAGTAGCCTCCGCTTCGATTCCGCATCCGCTGTTGTTGTCGCCCCACCCCACGACGGTATTGCCAGCGTGGTATCCGATCCCGGACGCGATGATGTACACCACCCCGGATCGCGACAGGTACAGATTGCAGAGCGGGCCGGGCAAATCGGATCGGCCGTACACCACGGTATTGAGCGAGGGCGTGTCCCCAGTCGGAGGGCCAGCCGTGTGATGGCACACAACACCTTCGAGCGGACCTGGGGTTCCGTGGCCGCGACTCTGCCAGCCCTGATATTCGATGACAGATAGCCCAGAACCCCGGAAGGCATTGGGCAAATCGGTCCATAGTGGCATGATTCTCCTAAGGCCGAAGCCAGCTGGCGCGGAAGTGCACCGACTGGTTGAACGGGTCGGTGTTCTTCGCGGTTGCCGCGTTGTGCCAGCAGTTGATGTTGATCGGGGTACCAGGGCCGAACCGGCGGATGCAGTGCACCGCGACTTCGATGTTGGCCGTGCCGCCCTGGTTGTTGATCGCCGAGGCGAACCGGAACGCGCCGGTTCCGTCCAGGCCCATCCAGATACCGGACGACGCGGTGTCGGCGGTCTGCAGGCGGATCCCTGCATCGATTGACCACAGCCCGCCTCGCACCAGCGTGAACTTGGCGTCCGGGATCGCGCCTGCCGTACTGGTACCCTTGGTGACGTCGGGGGAGATCTGGGCCGCCGTGCCGAACGCAACCGGTCGGTCCGTGCCGGTCGGGATGGACTGGATGGTCGTGGCGTAATACTCGGCCTCGTGCAGGTTCCCCGCGTTGTTGCCCTGAATCGCGGAGTTGGCGACCGACGTGGCGTTCGCTAGGTGGGTCAGCGTGGCCAGCAGCACCGTGCCCGCTGGCTGGGTTGGTCCGACCGGCGATGCAGCGGGGGTACCGGTCAGCACATAGACTTTGGGTGCGTAGGTTGCGCCCGAGTAGTCGGCGTCATCCACGGCCAGGAGCACCAGGTCGACTCGGCCTAGGGTCGAGACAGGCGGCACGGTAACAGTGAGCGCGGCGTCGTTCATGATCACGTAGCCGCCACCGTCCGAGGCCGGAGTGGGGCACACGGCGCGACCGGTGGAGCACAGCACGGTCATGTTAGGGGTGGCCTGCGCGGTGATCGTGAATCCGGCGAACACCCTACCCGCACCGGACAGTGGGTCGGTCGACAGATCCAGCAGCATACCGCCGATCATGCGGTCGTCGACCGCGTTGTATGCCCCGTTCTGCAACCATAGGCTCTTGAGTGTCATGAGGGGTTCCTATCCCGCGATCTGCTGGCGCAGCACGAACTGGTCTACGGTGTAGTTCCACGGCACCGTGCCGCCTGCGCCGTCCGATGGCGGGTTGCCGACCATCTTGACGTACACCCCGCAGTCAACTGCCGCGTTGGAGAACGCGGCTGCTGTGGTGGCCGCGAGCGGCATGGTCGCCCCGGCCCCGATCGCAAAAGTGCCACAGTCGGTGTCGGTGACGGTACCGCCCGCGTTGCGCCACCACACGCCCAGCGTGGCGGTCGCCGCGCACGTGCACTTTAGGGTCACGCCCGCATTCCACTTTAGGTTGCCGCCGCTGACCCCAACGCCGTTGGATCGCACCTCGCTGGAGTTGCCGCCAATCGAGATGTTGGTGGTCTTCCAGTATACCCCGCGCAGCCGAGCGTCATACGGCCTCATGTAGCCGTAATAGTTCTGATTCGTGGTCGGGCCGGGTCCGAACTCGATGCCGCGCAGCGTGCCGTCCCGGATCCGGTCGGCAATACCCGCGATGTTGATCACGGTCATGGAGCCGGTCATGTAGCGACCTGGCCAGGAGTATTGGACCAGGTTGGGGAACGAGTTGGTCGTGGGACCGACCGCGCCTGCAGCCGGAGGCGCCGACACGGTGTGCGCGCCGATAACCGACACGCCGCCCTCGGACCAATACCAGTGCTCCCAGAATACGATCAGGTCGAGCGCCTCCCAGTCGCCCGGTACCGAGGTGACCGCGTCCTGGAAACCGGCCGGGTCGTACCAGAGGTACGAGCGCTGGTTGCCGTCTACCGCGTCGAACTGGCCTTGGAAGCAGTGATCGTAGCCGTCACTACCGACGTTGGTCTTCCACGTGTTATCGCCCTTGTACGTGCGCCAGGCATAGGGCACGATATCGAACGAATGCTTCTCCCGCGTAATCACCGGCTGCTGGGCCGAATGCTGCATTCGATAGGACCAGTTGCCCGCGATGGCGTCCGGGTTACCGACGAGAAGGCCGAACTGGAGGTTCTGCCAGCCTGCGATCGAGGACAGCCCGTCCGCCGACTCGAATCCGGGG